AATGTTTACTCCACATCCTTTGTTTACCTATTAATTCCTCTGCGATTCTTAAACATTTATTTTGAGTGTATGTATCGGAAAATATTTTTTGAATACGAAAATATTTTGGCACAAATTTTCTATAACCACATTTGCGTATTGCCTCTCTTAATGCTGATTTTTCTGTATATTTGACACGATTGGAGATACGAGAAACCATATTAGGATACTTTTCGCCTATTTCAGATAGTATGTTATCTCTTATATCATAAGGAACATCAATATCAAAATCGGGTTGGTCCTCTCTAGTCCAATTAAGGAATCTTTCTAATGGTATATTTTCTTTTATAGGGTCAATGTCGTGAATACCCATATAATATGCAACTAATGAACTTGCACCGCTACCCCTTAATAACCAAAGCGAGCCTTTTCTTTTTATAATTTGTATAATATCCCAGACCTGTTTGTAGGTTTCAATAAATCCTTTCTCCTCAATAATTTGAAACTCTTCTTTTAACCTTCTAACATAATCAAAGTGTAATGGATATTCTTTTACAAATTTATCTATCAGCACTTTACACATAACTTATTCTTCAAACCAACTATTTGGAATTTCCTTATCAGCATATTTAAATCCATGCTTTTCACACCAATCTCCATAGGTGGTTTTGGATTTTTTACTAATTTTGTTTTTTGAGTTGGAAAATACGAAACGAATATCTAAATTAGAATTTTGTTCCTTTACCAATAGGTGTTTTTTCCTATCTGCAAGGACAAATCTACCTTTAGTTTCTACTCTTATTCCATTTGGTAACTTAAAATCAGGATAGTAAGTATGTTCAGAAGCAGGTATAGTATAAGATACCTGTTCGGTTTCATATTCAACCTTAATTCCTTTACCTTTGATTTGATTTGAAATATTTTCTTCAAGACCGGATTTAAAACCATATTTCCTAGCAACCCATTTAGAGTTGGTCTTTTTTGTAACTTTTTTCTTAGCCATTAAAAATTATTTCTTTACAGAATCCGAATATTTTTTGCCACTAATTTCTCCACCTCTACCTGTTTTGAATTTAGCCGCAGTTAATACTTGGTCATCTACTTTCTTTAAATCATTAGTGGTGTATGGAGTTTTTGCATTAACTCCTGCTTCGAATGAAATTTTATCAACACCTAATGATGCTTGTGCTGCTTTGTATAATTCTAAAATTTTTGCCATGATTTGTATTATTTAGTATAAATATAAGATTAAGTATCAAAACGAACAATAAAGTTTACAGGTAATTCCGGGTCTGATTTAATTGGTTGTGGTAATTTTGCTACTGCAACTAAATCACAATTATCATCGTATAACCCTATCGTTGTAATAAATGGTGCTAAGAATGAACCTGTTGAATCTACCGAACTACTTGCTTCCCAATGTTCAAATCCGGCTTTCGCACTTCCCGTAGTTCCGCTAAATCTATAATCTAAAATATCCCCATTTTCTAATACGGATTTTTTACGAATATATTTTACGCCAGGGTTTGTTGTAACTTTTCTAACTACACCATCGGAATCAACGTATGTAGATGTTTCTTTGCCAACAACTTCTACTGCTGATGGGTTTTGTGAAACATTGAATTCATCCGGTTGAACTATTAATAAAAATTCATTTTCATAAATAGTTTCGGTTGATTTATAATCTAAAGTCCAACCACTATTTAATCTATTTGCCGCATCTCTAGTTAATACTATTAAACCCTGTGTATAGAATACGTTACCTATTTTTATACCTTGCGCTGCTTCAGGTAAAAATGGTAAATCATCTGCAACCAATATGCCAGATTCTACATCATACGATACTAATTGTTGAGAGTATTCATCTCCACTATATACAATTCTTATTTCCTCATTTTCAATATCTACAAATACAGTTGCTGGATATGGTGATGATGCACTATATACGTTATTAATATAATCGGTAAAATTAACTTCGTTTGTTTGATTATCTATTAAAGATAAAATTATACTATCTCTTGGGTCTTGTATATTTCCATAACCATCATCAACATAAGTTGTAGATGAATCTACTAATGTAACTGAAAACTTTTTTATTCCTTCACCTACTGCTATTTGTGGAATACTGATTACTTTTGCATAATCTTCAAAATATCTTTCTTTTGCAATAGTAGATGTTTCGTAATTGCTACTTTTTGCACCAAATCTTAAAAATGGGTTATCTTCATTTCCATTATAAAATTGTGCTCTTAATTGTCCGTGTATGGAATTTTTTGGATATAAGCCAGATAAATTCGTAGAAGTTAAATCAGCTTCTAATACGGTAATTTGAGTAGAACCACTTTCATAACTCCATTCTTTGTAAGCTTTGAAAGGTCTAATACTAATATCTGATTTTGGTATTCTTTTTAACATATCACATATAAATATCTTTTTAACTAAAAACCCAACTTTTTAGGGTTGGGTTTCGTAGTCCGTTATAAGTTACTCTCTGATTAAAAATCTAATTTAACTTTAATTGCAACTTCTTTATCAAATGATTTTTCAATTGGTTTAGATACTTTTGCTACTGCTAATAATTCGTTTGCATCATCATAAAGACCTACAGTAGTAATATATACTTTAGGGTCTCTTTCAAATGTTACATTTTTAAATGCTCCAACCGAACCAGTCACAAACGTTGGATTATTTGAAAAATTAAATTCTCTATTATTGGCTCTCACAAAGTAATGAGATGTAGAAACGTTTTCAGTTCTACGAGCTTGGAAATCTGCTCCTTTTTTCAATGCATCAAATAAATTGTGCATATTAGATACGTTACTGTATGTATTAGCCGCTGATGATGAAACAAATGTTGTTCCAACTGATGCACTAATAGCCGATGGATTTAAAATGAAAATACCTGCATCTGGATAAAATAATCCCCATCCTTGTCCATTTGATGCTGTTACCGAACTAATTGTACCTTCGTTGTTAGTACCAATATTCAATGCACCACTTACCATATTAAATACTCTACCACTTGAACCAACGGTTTCAGTTTGGCCAGAATCATCTATTAGGGTTACTAGACCATTAGAACCCGATAGGTCGATTTGTATGTTACCTGGGTCTAATTTTTCTTTGTATCTAGCTCTATTAATGTTTAATGCGTAAAAATGCTCTAAATCATATCCACCTTCGGTAGAACCATTATAAACACTAAAGTAAGTATCACCGCCATCTAACAATAAGTTTCTCAATTGAGAATAGATGGCTTTAGTTGGTACAGTAGAAGTATCCGTTTGGGATAGTGTTGGTGCACCACCACCACTAATATGTGCATATGCTATTGAAAACTGCACTTCTGCTGCATCAGATGATGTTACTTCATTATATACATCCAAATAATATTTACCACTTACTGATGAGCTTTGTTCTGATGAAGAGAAAAATGTTTCTAAAGAACCCACATCACCACTCCAAATACCTGAAGTTACAACTTCGGTTCTATTAGTTACTTTATCAATAGCGCCAAACTTTTTGTAAATACCATTTGTTACGGTAGTTACATCGGCACTAATTTGTTCACCTTGTCCTAAGAATTGGTTTACAATGTTTACTAATTCGTTTGTATCGATAGGAGTTCCTGCGGTGTTAGCTGCACCTGCTAAGTATTGTGATAAATTACTTGCTAAAAGGGCTCCTCTATTATCTCTAATTACTGCCATAGTTTATATTATTGAACGTATGTTACTGTTACTGGTATTGTTTGTGAACCACCCGTTTCGTTACCATAAACAGTTATAGTTGTTTTGATAGTCGAAGTTAAAGATGGGTTTGGAATAAATTTAAAAGTTAATCCCTTTGCAACTGCTGCTGTTGCTGATACATCATCACCAATAAAAATAGGTACAGTACCAACATCTGCAGTTACACCTTCACCTACAATATCACCAGCGTTTTTATTTGCTAATACAATTGTATATCCTAATCTTCTATTTCCGGCAGGAGATGTAGTTGGAGATAATGAAACCTCACCACTTCTTTGGTTAACTGCTACGTTAGGAACACCAAATTCTACAACCGGTATTCTTGTAGTATTCTTTGGAAGGGTAACGATTTTATATTTCATCACCTGAGTCTCATCAGGAGATGCTTCTAATACAGGCATATTTTTGATTGCTGCATCATAATATGCCGAACCCAACGGGTGTGCTGGCTCATATAAGGAGTAATCAATCTCATCGTCTGCTAAAGCAAATTGGGTAATATTTAAACCCAAACCTGCTGCTAATTTTTCTCTACCTTTTTTAGTAAGAATTGCATCAACTGTCAATTCATTATTACTTAAATATCCCATAGTTTTTTAATTATCTTTGTTTATAAATATAAATATTTTAAAATTCCGTTATTCCACTTCTAATATAGGTTCACTTGCATCTCTACCTGCTTTGTTAACTCTTAATGTGTTTGGATTCGTTAAGAATGTTTCAACAGGCGGTGTACCATCTAATGTAGTGGCTCTGGTGTTTTTACAACCCTTAAAAAATGAATTTTGTAATCCTCTAGTCAAATCAGTTGTGTTTCTGTAATGTGTTGGTAAGTATCCATCTACTGGTATCACTTCTATATTTACATTTGAAGATGTAAATTGATTTGAGCCAGAAAATGGTTGAACGTTTACATATGATTCATAATATACGGATGATGTTAATTCAAATCCACCTCTTTCATCTCCTCTACCATTTGCATTTAAAACTTTGTATTTAAGAACTTCTCTTGTTTTCTTTTCTTTTACAACTTGTATTCTAATTCTTTCTTTTTTAAGATTACCATCTTTATCGTAGTAAGTTCTAATAGCAGAACCACTTTGAGCAAAAATACCAAATCCTAAAGTTTCGAAATCATTTTGTCCAACAATAGTATTTGCATCTATTAAATCAATTTCTGTCAATATAGTTGGTTCTTCAAACTTAGCATCTATACTTGCTGTGTGTTGATAAGAATTACCCTCTGCTAAAGTAAAAGTTGTTGTATTGATTAATGAATCATACTGATAATTTTCGCCCTCTATAATTTCTGCTGATGCTGATTCTATTAATGCTAAATATTGATTATTTTCACCATTCAAAAAATATTCAGTTGTAGTATCTAATGTAACCTCTTTTTGAATATTTTCTGCGGAAAGTAGTTCATCACCATATTCTATTATAGATTCATATTCATTATATTCACCATTTGGTTTTATATATTGATGTTTACTTCTTTCTAAAATATGTGGTTCAATTAATAAACCGGTAGTTGCTTTAACTCTGGCTGGCAACATCTTCTTAATATCTTCAAACATTGATTTCTCATATAGTTTGATTAAGTTAATGTATGCGTAAATATCTCTATCATCAAATCTTTTGAAATAATAGTTTCTCAATCTATCTAAGCTCTTATAACTGCTTTTATATCTATCTGATGGGTCACCAATGTAGTTATCTAAATTAATTCCACCAAATGATTTAGCAATATCAATATTTAACTCTTTTGTAGGAGAGAAGAATAAACCAACTCTATTCGAATCGGTAGGTGCTTGGTCAAATGCTTTTTTAGTTGCTCTGCTCTTACATGATAAATCTGAAACCAGTGTTTGTTCTTCAAATCTCACTTTATTAGTTGAATAACGAGATGACCCCATATCAGGTACTTCTAACACAACGCTTCTATCTATTGCTTCAAATTGATATGGATATGTTGCAGCTGGATTAAATCCACTAACACTTGCTGAAAATGAAGCTGATGGGTTTAGTGAATATAAATCAGTAGAACTACCACTTTCATAATTAGTTCTATCAGAACCTTCTCCGAAGTAAATATTTGTATCTACGTTTGGTAAAGTTTGAAATACTGATAAATCTTTTGGATATTCAAAATCTAGTCTAAAGTGTAAATCATCAGTAGATGCCGATATATGATTACCATTAATCATTTCAGGAAAAGAAACGTGCTCATAGAACCTTTCTTTGTTTAATGGTGTAGACCATAAACGAAACTCATCAACTGAACCCGTAAAATCATTACCAAATTTTAATTCATATCCATTATTCCAATTCGAATTAGTTGCTAAAACACTTATTGTTTTTGAATCTTCAAATATGGTTCTATCTTTGTCTGCTTGTCTTAAATTTAATTCAAAATTATGATAACTTGAACTAACTTCTCTACTAACTTCTACGCCAAAAAATCTACCATTAAATATCGGTAATAGTGATGATGATATAGCGTTTGAGCCCGAATAGTTTAATATTACTCTACCATAGTTTTGATTAGCCGAACCACTTACATGTACTCCCCAACCACTTCCAGATACAATATTATATTCTCCTGCTTCAGATGGTTTTACAAAAAATTCTATCGTATCGGGTTTTCTATTTTGATTTGTATTCCACCAATCAATGGAAATGTATGAACCATTATTCATACGCAAACCATAAGTAAGGTTATCAAATACTAATTTAGATTTTGTAACTTCACCTACTTCCGGTCCACCGAATTCTAATATAGAAAGATTTGATGAAGGAATACCATAGCAACTCAATAGTGCGTAAATACCTCTACGAGTTCCTTTGTGTTTTAGTAAGTAAGGTAAATTATTTACAATCCTTCTCCAAACTTCATATGTTCTTTGTTTAGCAGGATTTTCGTTTTTGACATTACCATCTACATCTATACCAAACGCATATTCCCAAAGTTTAGAATCTGCTGCAAGATTTTTTGCATCCCAATTAAATGATTTAAGAATATCAAATAATAATTTATCAGATATACCATCTTTTGATTTATATCCTAATCCTCTACTCTTTTCAATTGCTTTTGTATGAAAGTATATATTATCAAAGTGCTGACCAATCATTGTGAAGAATAATATAAATTGGTCGTTATTTTCATTATTTACAATGTATTCTGGTATATTATTTAAAACGTAGTTTTGGTTTTCTATATCAAAATCTTCTGCTAAATCTATAACATTATCAAGCCAATTTTGTACTTCATTTGATGTACTTAATCTTCTTTCAGTTCCATTATAAGGCCATCCCATTGAAGATGATTCATATAGGAATTTTTCAAACCCATCAAATCCAGCGATTAATAAATCTTTTTTAAATTGTTGTCTTTGTATTTCATTTTGTTCTGCAATGGAACCAGCTCCATTTGATGAGCTATCTATCAATGTTTCATATGCTTCTATTAATTTTACTTTGTAATCAAAATTTAAAACTCTTTCTTTTGCTGAACTAAAGTGTACGAAATTATTCCATATATAATCAGAACCACTAACGTATTCAACATTTAACTCATCGGTACTAAATAAGGATGAAGTTAAATATGTAGAAACTAATTGAGTTGATGTTGCAGAACCGCTCAAAATAAGATTATCTAAAGATTCGTAAGCAGTAGATTGTCCACTTACAAAATCAACATCAATATTAAAATTAGGTCCTTTGATTGGTGGACACTTAACTTCATCTTGCTCCGTAAGAACTACAGTTTCAATTAATGGATTTGCCATTAATTTTGTAATCCATAAAGTAGAGTTTACTAAAATGTTTGGATTTAAGGGTGTGTATAATTTAAGAATTAAAGAATCTACTTTTTTCGTTACCTTTGTATTTCCTATTTCATCGGTTTCTTTATCTGATAAAGTCCAATCATCATTTTCCCAAGACGAAATTAATATTTGTTCATCGTTACCAAAATTAGATAAGTGTGATAAATATTTACTTTCTTTTTCTGGTTCAACTACACTTAGCTTTTCTGCAAATACTTCAAAGATAGCAGTTGAAAATATTGTTTCATCTATTTGTAAACCAGGTAATCCTAATGATGTAACTACCTCATATTCATTACCAATAAGTTCTTCAGCGCCACCCCTATTGAATGGTTTGAAAATTAATGTTACATTATCACTACCTACCCAGTTTGGATAGTTTTCTCTAAGAGTTTTTACATTTATTGAAACCTCTCCATTTGGATTAAGGTTTTTAAATAACTTTACTCTGCTTTTATCTTTTAATAATAAATCTACATCAATTGTTGTCGTTGAAAAAGATGTATATTCTACTTTATATTCTATGTTAAAATCTGAAAACGATGGTATATCTATGTTTTGTGGAAAGTTTATTTCCGTAATAGATGGGAAATCATTTACCGCTGTGAATGTAATTAATGCGGTAGCAGAATCACCTGTACCATATCTTTTGCTTTTAGCTAATAGTAATATTGTTTTGTTACCATAAACTTCACCAAAATCTTTTTTAAAGGATAGTGTTATATATTCATTTGATGTAGGTATTGATATTACATCGGTACTTCCATTAACATAAAGTAATACAACATCTGCATTTTTTGTTTTAAATGGAATCGATATAGTTTTATCATCATCTGATTCTTTTACCTGAACGGATATTTTTTTGTAAACATCATCAATATCAACAAAAGGTCTTTCAACTGCTATTTCTTTTTCAAAAAGAGTTACAACTGATATACCAGCTTTTAATAATTCTCCAGATACACTAAAAGCAGATGGTTGCTTATTCCATTTACTATAATCGGGTGTGTTTATTCCTACTAAAGCAGTTGGGCTAGCTGTTTGATATATGTTTGTTAAAAGATAGTTTGTTGGTAGATTATTATATTTTAATTGAAAATCAACTCTACTACCATTTAACTGTTTTAAAGATATTTTTTTGATACTATTTCCATCTTCTAATGAAATAGAGTCTGAATCTAATATTAATCCATCTTGTGAGAAAATAGAATAATCTAAAAATACATTATTACCTAATTCATTTTTTAAATTAGAAGAAAATACAATTTCATATTCTAATATTTGGTCTACTATTATTGTTTCACTAATAGTACTACCACCTCCGCCGATATCTCGTTTTTTCTTAGTTTTAGTTGAAAAGCTTAAACTAATAGAACCAAAATCAGAATCTAAGTTTCGTGTATTATCTAAACGATAACTACCATCGTCTTGTAATCTATATTCATAAATATTTAGAACTTCTGCGTATTTATAATCAATGGCGGTTGTGCTTGGATTAAAATTATATTTGAATTTTGGATTATAAATATTTTGTAAATTATTATCATATTCATCATAGGAATTTCCTAATCCAAAAATACTTCTTCTGTTTGTACCAAATCCAAATGAATTTCCTCTAGACGAATATCCTAATTTTAGATATAGTGGGTCTAAATAATCTATATCCAAATAATCCAATGGTCTATCTATTTCTATTGGAATTGGATACCTTTTTGTGACACCAACCTCATAATATTGTTCAGCTATACTTCCTTCTTTTACGATTTCGTATTTTTTAATACCGGAAAATTCAATAGTTGCAAATGTATAAACGCAACTATTACCAAATGCTATTGGCGTTCCGTTCTCTAAAAATTCAACTACTTCACCTTGGGAAGTGAAGAGATTCATTTTTACAATTTGACTGTTTATATTGCTTTTTATATCACCTGGTAAATATGTTGGGTTTGGTGGTACGGGAGGTTCATATCCTCCCCTTCCTCTTCCATCGACATCCTCCTTTATATTTGTAAAAGCAGAATATTCTCCATCACCATTATAGGCATTTAAAGTAGGCTCTCCCCCAAATAATTTTTCTAATGCTTTAACCACTCTTCTTTATTTACTATAAATATTTTATTGTATATTTTCTCTTTGCCTAACATCATCATCATAAACCACTTCTCTTCCCAACCCCGTTCCACGTTCACGTATTACAGTTCCGCCACCTCCGCCGCTTCCGCCACCACCAACTACGCCACCACCTCCGCCGGTGAATGGTGGTAAATCTACAATTGGAATTTTAATCGGGTCCTCTTTTATTGGTTCTTCTTTAATGGGGTCTATTTTAATAATTGGGTCTGGTGGTATTATTTTAATAGGGTCTATTTTTATTGGTTCTTCTTTTATTGGTTCTTCTTTTATAGGGTCTATTTTAATAATTGGGTCTGGTGGTATTATTTTAATAGGCTCTATTTTTATTGGCTCAATCTTAATTGGTTCTTCTTTTTCAGGTGGGTTTGGTGGTAAATCAAATATAGGTTCTTCTTTAATAGGGTCTGGCAATATTTTTATTACTTCTTTTTTAACATCTATTATTTTTGTACCAACTGATTTAATTTCTACTTGCTTTGGATTATAAACGTTTCTTACTCTATTTTCATCAACCTTTATATTACCAACCAAATCTCTAACTTCTTTTTTAAGTTCTGTAATTTCAAATTCTTTTGGAAGGGATTTAATAGAAATATCTCGTCTTTTTAAAGTTTTAGTGTGATAATCTATACAATTTCTTAGTATCGAATATATTTCACCCAATAATCTACTGAAATCATATTGTTCACAATCTTCAAATCTAATATTGGATGGCTTTCCAAAATTGGATTCAGCTACGTTATAATATTTGTTAGTTACCCAATATGTTACACTATCTTTAAAATCAGAAAATATTCTTTTTTTGAAACCATTAAAATCGGATAATCCAAAATCTTTTCTAAGAACTGATTCAAAATCTTTACCAAATCGAGCTGTCATAGCATCGGTAATTGAATCTAAATAAGTTACTTCAAAAGAATCTAAAGCTGTTAATATATTTTTTCTATAATATTTAAAATCTTTACTAAGATTATTTATATTTGTGAATTCTGATTCGGTTTTTTTGTTTACGTTTGTATCGCTCGTTTTTAATGGCAGTACTCTTATTTCCTCTCTTGATGGGGATATTTGTTGAATCCAAACTCTCGTAAGTTCATTATCAGTTCCAACTCTATTTCTTACAAAATTAATAATAACTTTTAGAATACCATTTGAAAATCCCAAATCGTTTAATAGCTTTTTAATATCAATAGCTAATTCCGGCTGACCACCTTTGTTAGTAAGATTATATAGATAATTTTTAATATCACCTGTTTTTATATAAGCAACATTTTTACCTGATTTATGTGGAAGTAAATTATTGTTTATATCATAAACCGATACTTCCATAACATCATACTTACAATCACCAAAATCTGTTTCTTCAACTTCATTCTTTGTGACAATAAATTTGTCATCCTTCATCAAAAACTCACCTTGATTGGATTTATTGATGTCGATTGAATCAAAGTTTGTATATTTTGTAATACTCATAATTTATTTATTAATAAGAGTTAGGATGGTATTTACCAAAACCGGCATCATATGTTTTTTCTTTAGATGTTCCATCTGCACGAGTGATATTTACTTTTAATGAACCACCTTTGTAATCTTTTGAACTCGTATGACCGCCAAATAATCCACCTTTCTTTTTAGAATCTACCCCACTAACTGCATTTTCATTTAATGTAAACTCTATTGATTTATTTTCTCCAGGAGTCATTGTAAATGAAGATTGTGGTATATTATAAAAATCAGGTGCGCCAGATGGATTTGTTTTTGTTAGTTGTACTGTAATATCTTTTTTATCATTATTTGTTATACTTAATGATTTTCCGTTTTTCCATTGTGAACCCCCTCCTGATTTGAATCTAGCAAATATTTTTGGTGCATTCGCATCTGCCTCTGGTTCTAATTTGACAATAGCAACATCATTTACAACATCTGCACCTGCTGCTGCCGCTTGTGCTTGTGTTCCTTGAACTATTGCCTGTTGATTTTGTACTGCGCCTAATTGTGATTGTAAACCTTCTACAATAGAATTTAATGAGTCAATTTGTTTAATTAATGCTTGTATCTGAGCTTTAAATCCAGTATTTTGTGATTGTAGTGATGCTCTAAGAATTCCTTCCTCTACTGATTTTTGTAATGATGTTTGAATTTGTATTGCAAAATCATCTACTGTTTGAGTTAGTGTATTTAATTGATTAACTAAAGCATCATTTGTCTGCTCTATTGATAATCTATTATTTATTTCACTTTTTAATTTAGTTTCTAAATCAGCTACCTTTTGAGTTAAATCTTCTACCTTCTTAGTTAAATCTTCATTTTCTTTTCTTAAATTAGTATTAGTATTAACCTCATCATCATATAATGGTTTTGGTACTAAATCTAAATTTGGTATTGGGATATCGGGTCTAAGTTCTTTAACTTCAACGTTGATAGCTTTTTTAATTTCAACCTCATCGTATTTAGGCTTTACCAATGTTTTAAAAGCTAAAGATGATGCTATATTATTTTCTTCAACAACAGTAATTCCATATTCATTTCTGGCAATAGCTGCTGAACCGGATACCTTTAATATGGTTTCTAAATCCGATTTTCTTTTTTCTTCTAGCTTTTGTGCTATTGTTTCTAATGGAGTTAATCCGTTCATTAATCTATAATTTCAAATAAGTATTTTTCATCAATTATTGTTGACCAAGTTCTACCCTCATCATCTATATCATCTATTCTAAATTTAATTTTATAAGTTCGATTTGTTGGATAATTATCAAAATATAACCAAAAATAATTTGAAGTATTATCTGCGCTTATTTGAGTAAAACTATTAAATGGACAAATTACATCTCCTGTTTTATAATCTTCTATTTGATAAAACGATGCAATTGGTAATGCTTTATTTTGTTCATATTCAAATGTACTATTAAAAGATTTTAATGGATACATATCTCTACCCTTCAATCTTATTTTTGTTCTACTACTTTGTTTATATTCTTTTTGTAAATTTAGAAGAACCAATTTATATCCATCATTAGCTGAACCTGTTATTGGCGCTAATGATGTAGCATAGTAAAAATCAAACCAATTAATTTCTAATTTAGGTTCGTATATTGTATTAGTTTCTTTTGAAAAGAATTTTAATATGCCGTAATCTAAGGTATCTGATTCATTTTCTAAACTATGATGTACTATAAATCCGTGGTTTGGTAATGAACCGGTATTCCAAAGTTTTACTATTTCCGTAACATCCATTCTAATATCAGCTTCTTCGTAATTGAATGATTGTGATGCCTGTGATGCGGTGTACCAAGTACCACCTTCAGCGTTTGCAGAACCTGTTGTTCCTATACTATATTGAGCCGTACCTGCTATCGTATTATCTTGCCAACTATCAAAACCATTTCTATACTTCCAACTTACACCATCTGATATTATATTATCAAATTTAGTACCAGTTCCCATAGACCAGCTTTGAGAAACTGCATTGGCGTGTATTGTATATTCTAATGGTATTTCTTCTGCTTGTACTGATTTTAAATTTAAGTATGCTTTCCAATTACTAGCGGTTACATACATATGTACTTCATTTAAACGAGATATAATTTCACTTATTGGAAACTTAATAAGAGTTCTAGCAATATCTTTAGTATCACCATAATATAGTTTACCAACCTCTAATACCTCATCTCTGCCTGTATTTTGGTCAGGTTGTTGAAGATATACACTTGCATCAAAAGATGCTGTAAAAAATCTAATCATTATAATGCCCTACCTTTTATGTCTTTATTTGGATATTTAACTTCAAATATGCAAGGGTCTAAAGATGGATAAACTATCTTACCTTTACTTGCTTCATCTATATTATATTTGTTTGGTGAGTAATTACCATCACCACCACACAAATTATAAATCTTTACAGATGGAACACTCATTACACCCTCTACATTTGCTAATATTAATTCAATTTCTGAAATATTTATTGGTTTATTGAATGTCCATTTATCTATTTCAAAATATGATTGTAATTCCGTTAAGCAATTTGCAACAACTTCTCTTTTGTTATAATTTTGATAACATATTACTTCAAAATCTACTCCTATATTTACAATAAATCCATCAATTATGTTAACTGCATCGGTTAACATCCTATATTCACCTAAGTAAGTTTTAAGGTTTTGTTTTACGGCTTTGTTTAATTGAGTTAGATTTTTATTACTATCATACCCTAATACATACATATTAATTGCAAATGGGTTATTAACTTCTGCTATTGCCGTTTTCTTTTGTGAAAGATACTTAACTAATTCTTTTTGAATTTCACTTTTAGATTTATCTTTCATACTCTCTACAACACCAACAAACTCTGCTATGTTTTTTGGAGAAGCAAGAATTGATGATGGTGAATTATTATCTATCTCTCCATCCGGCGATACATAAACTTTTGCAACACTTCCATATCTTTCTGGTAAAGATAATGCTCTTACAACATAATCTTCTTTAGTTACTGCTCTATTTTGAGAACCGAACATTGCCAATGCATTTTGTCTAATTTCTTCAATAGATTCAGAACCCCTACCACCAACCGCAGGTTCATCGTTATTAACTGCGATTGATAATTTCATTTCGTTGTATTGATTTATTTGGTCTGATGTTAAACTTAATAAATCTTCATCGTATTCTACTCTAATAATTCTATTTAATTCGTTTGAGTTTATATTAGATGTAACACCACCTCCTACTAAATATTTAACAGTCAATGTTGATGTTGGTACAATTCCAAATGTGTTTGTCTTTAAAAAATTAGATGGGTCAATTCCTTGATTTAATCTATTTACAGAGTTTGCTAATCCTAATCCAACATTTTTTGTATTTGGTAAAATTATTTCATCAGCCATATTTGTATCACCACTACCAAATTGTAAATCTAATGTGTTATCAGAATTTACTTTTGTAGCAAATCTATATGGAACTTTTTGTACTTCTAAAATATATGGTACAACTGATGATGAACTACTTAGTTCTCCACCATTTGATTCGGTATTTGCTTTTTCTACAAATACACTTTCTTGTGCTAAATAAGGAACTTCATACCATTTTGTACCATCTTGATATGTTACTGATGATATTCCAATTATATTATCATCAGTTATTGTGATTTTAGGATATTCCTGATATGTTGTAAATCCAAATGATTGCTCTTTTTGAGTAGCTGATATTGCTTTTACTTTTTTAGTAAAAAGATAAAAGTTTGGTTCGCCATCAGCTCCTCTTTCATGCACATCAACTTCTCTATCGGATTTTAAAGAGAAATCTACAACATCAGTTGTTCTAAATATAATATTAGAATCCGTATTAGAAGCAACTTCCATACCTTCCTTTATTCTAAGACAAAATGTTTCATCTGGTATATTTGCACTACCACTACCAATAGATGGAACTAACTGATAAACAGTAAGTGTGGTTACCGCTGGAGTTGATATCTTTGGTTTGTAGCCCATTGTTTGAGCCAATGCAACAACGTTCTTTCTTTCTGAAGCGTGTGCTAACATAGATTCTTTTAGTTGTGTATCTTGATAAAATGATAACACATCACCAATAGCAGCCGCCTGTTCAATAAACACCATACCAGGAGATGCTTCATTGAAATCTGAATAGGTATTTGGGAAATACGTTTTTGTATATTCAATAAGATTTTGCTTTAATGTAGCAAAATCCTTACCAACATAGTTTATATTTCTATTACTACCAAAATTTTTATCTTTTGATTTTATTGCCATTATCTAATTATTTTATGTCTATTATTACGGATGCTCCCACATTACTATTTGATTTTAACGAAAATTGAATTTCTAATTGTATTTTATTTGTATCAATATCGTTTTCATCATAATCGAATAATATGGTATCAATGTTTAAATATGGCAACCAAATATTAACTGCATCTAATATAGAACTTTCAATTTTAGATTCTATATCACCTTCTATAATTGGTTCAAATATTATTTTCCAAATATCACAACCAAATTCAGGCTGCATTAATCTTTCACCTTTTTTGGTTAAGATTAAATTTTGTAAATTACTTTTTGCTTGATTAATAGATGTAAAATTTACAGCAAACGCACCATTAGAATCCGATTTTTGGTTTATAGAAACACCCAATACTTTATAATCGTTTTCTTTTAAATCCGATACATTATATTTACCAAGCTCTATTGCCATTATTTAAATCTTTTAACTAATTCCGAATAATCTCTTGTTAATGCTTTTGCTAAAACATCCACACCGGCATTATCCGTAGATGGAAGTTGGTGCGATGGCATATTCGCATTTGAATAGCTTAATGTTTCCCAATCTTCTTCCATGCTTCTTTCCGGTTGAATAGCATCTAAGATACTACCACCTTCGCCTCTTTCAGCCGCTGTAAATGGTTGAGTCATATTTAAAATCTCATTTAGAACGGGATTTTTTGTAAACTCTTTTTTTGATTGCTTAGGTGTAACCTTTCTACTATTTTGTAAAGCTTGATTAGCTTTTTCAAATGGGTCAATTTCAATCGATTCTTTTAAAGAAGGTTTTGCTGGTTTCGGTTTAGGGCTATTTAATGTAATCGCACCACTTTTTACAAGTCTAACGATTTCTTCTTTAACCTGCTGTTTAACTTCATTTTTAACAACCTCTTTGATGAGACCCAATAATACATCTGATTTTGACATAATAGATACTTTTTAATAAATATTGAAATAGAAAATTTAATTTAATCTGGTACTTTATACCCACTCCATTGAACAACTCCAGGCGCTGGTGGCGCTGGTGGTGGATATTGTGCTAATACTGAATATATTCCCGATACAGTTGTTAAGTGTATTTTTGCTGAACGTATGAACGAATCTAAAAATTGTTCGGGATTATTGTTTGGTGGTACTTTAAAAGGAGTCCAAGTTCCTGGCTTCAATACAATACCCATAGTAGTTGCTATATTTTTTATAGAGCCGGGAGCGGGTATTGTTGGTGGTGGTAGTGGAGACATCTTTCCTCCAACCCAATATATTATAACAGCAGGCCCTACTACTTCTAAAAATGTAAGTACTTTTGCTTTTTGTGTTTGTTCTAAAAATTGAATAATTGCCTCTTGCATCAAAACAGGATTACCTTTTAATAAAGGAACTCCATTAATTGGGTCTTTTCCTGATTTTACTGCTATATCGTATGCAAATGTAAATGCTTTTGCAAAATCACTAATACTCTTATAAGAGTTGTTTTGCATTTGTGGTAATAATGTCGATTTGAATGTTTTCCAAGACATTATGATTTACTTAAAAAGTTTTTAGCAGATAGTAACGTTTTTAACTTCGATTTAATTGAAGTAAATTGTGCTACGTTTGTTGGTCCCACCGATGATGGTCCGGCGGGTGTTAAATATTGTTGCTTTGTTATAGCATCTATTAACTCACCCATAATTTTAACTAATTCTCCACCCAATACCATTTTTTGTACTGCCGCTCCTGCATCTCCCTCTCCACTATTCTTACCCAAATATATTTTACCATTATCTGAATTTAAAAATATTTGATTAGAACCCTCCGAATGAATTGTTATATTTTTCTTATTATGAATATAAACTTCTTTTTCAGCATCAATTGAAAAGTTACCATCTGTTATAACGCCTGTGTTTCCTTTACCAAATATGATAAACTCTTTTGCCTTAGCTGATAAAACTATTCTGTCTGAATTTACAAATAGTTGGTCTCCTTTAAAATCAGATGAAGATGGATATTCTTTAAATCCTTTCTTTTCTTTTTTTATTTCTTCTTTAAATGGAACTTTAACTTTATTTGATACAATGTATATAGATGTACCATCTTTATTTATATCTTCTTCTATTAATTCTCCAATCTTTTTATCATCTAATTCGGGGTTTTGTTTATTACGAATGAATATAGATGGTGATGATGTTTTACCATCTTCAGTTAAATGAAACTCACTAAAACGAATAGTATTACCAACTCTACCACTTATAATAGTATCGCCTTCTTTTGGATTTAAAAATTTAATTTTTTCGTTTACTTTATATTTTTTGGAATCCGATTTTGTTTGTGTTGATTTTTGATTTGGAGTTCCTGTTGCTTTTGTTTCTTGATAATTCTTGCTTTTAGAATCAGTAGTATTTTTTGATATTTCTTTTTCCTTACCTACTATTGATGTTTTAACATCCTCTCTATAATTTGGGTAATGTGTGTTTGAATATGGAAGCCAATAATAATCTCTACCAATTTGAATTATCAATACAGTCTCGCCTAATATTGGGTAAGTCATATTATTTTTATCAAATGGAAAGGCATATCCTTCATTAATAATAGCAGATTCTCTTGCGAATTCGATAGCTCCTAAAAAACGAATATCATTAGAATCAAAATTTTTATTATCATTATATATTTTTATATAATCTTTTTCTTTGTCTAATTCTTTATCGGACTTAAGATATACTTTAGTTACTACCGCTAAATATGATTCTATAACCGATGATGTGCCTCCTTGATTATTTGATGTTGGTTCGTTTGCCATTTTTACATTTTAGATTTTAGTTCATCTAATTCTAGTTTGATATCATCCAACTTTTCTTCGTTTTTCTTTTCTACTTCATTTATGGTTTCTTCCATATCTTGTAGTAGTTGTGCTTTTTCGGTTTCACTTAACCAACCATCTTCACCAATACCCTTTGCTTCAGCTGCTGCTAATCTTTGTGCAATTGTTGCAAGTTTAATTAAATGGTCATCGTTTTTAACAGATACTTCAATAAGGTCTTTAATGATTGGAGCAATAACAGTTGCTTCACCAACATTCTTAATTAATTTCCTTAATGATTCAATCAAATCGGAAATATTTTTCTTTTTGTTTTGTTGGTTTTCGTATATATCTTTAAACAATGATGATAGGTTTTTCCCATCAAACAATTGAAATTCTGATGCCATAATTCTTCTTTTATCTACTAATAATTATTTACTTATCAAATAATTACCCAATACCAAATAATCCATATCCGAATTTAAGAATGTCCAAATAGCTTTTTGTGGGTCATTAGTCATTGTATGTCCTCTTAAATTGAAGGATGTATTTAATAATATTGGTGTACCACTAACCTTTTTAAATTCTTTTAACAACGTATGATATAATGGATTTTGTTTTTTAGTAACAGTGTGTATTCTAGCTGAACCATCGACGTGTGTTACTGATGGTATAGATTTATAATTTGTTACTTTAACAACTTGATTCATATAGGGAACTTCTCCTTCTGATGTAAAGTATTTTTGGTATTCTTCTACAATAACCGAGGGAGCAAATGGTCTAAATAATTCTCTCTTTTTGATAACTCTATTTATTCTATCCCTAACATCTGGTAAATGTGGATTGGCTAATATAGAACGATTACCCAATGCTCTTGCACCGAATTCAGTTCTGCCTTGAAACCAACCAATTACTGCTCCATCATTTATAAGTTTAGCAACATCTTTACATAATATTGTAGGTTTATCATAATATTTTATTTGTTTCATTAGTATATCTTCTTTTAGTAGAATATACAAAATTTCATCATTATCCCATTTAGGCCCCAAATATGGCGATTGATTTGCACCTCCCTTTATTTTTGGATTTCCCAAAACATTATGCCAATGATATAAACAAGCACCAATAGCAGAACCAGCATCTGATGGTGCAAATGGAATCCATAAATTACCAACGGGCGCATGCTTTTGTAATTTTCCATTAGCGGTCCCATTATATGCTGAACCTCCTCCTAATACTAAATTAGATGTATCTGATTGTTGCATACAATTATTTGTAAAGTAATAAAAACAGCTCTCATACCATTTTTGTAATGCAGCTGCTAAATCCATATGATGTTGTTCTATTTTAGATTCAGGTTCTCTTGGTTCAATTCCGATAAGACTAATTAATTCATATGTGTACATATCGGTGTTTGAATATTGCCAAGTAAAATATTTTTGTTTAATCTCTATACTACCGTGAATATCAAATTTACAAATCTTTTCAAATACGTGTTTATACTTCATCGGGTCACCATATGGTGCCAATCCCATAACTTTATATTCTCCATTATTTGGTTTAAAACCTAAGTATGCAGTTATAGTTGAATAAACTAATCCTAATGAATTTGGAAATAAAAGTGATGTAATTTCTTTAAATGTATTATTTTTACAATTTACTGCCAATGCCGTTTCCCATTCACCTACACCATCTATTGAAATACCCACACATTCATCAAATGGAGATGTATAATATGAAAAAGCTAGATGAGAATAGTGGTGTTTTACATATTCTATATTACCTATGAAATTTAATTTTTTAGCTAAATATAAACTTAAATCGCCTTCTGTTTCGGAAAATTCTTTTTGAAATTGTTTCCAAATCTTGCGATTCTTCCACCATCTTTTACCTACGGTGTTTTTTACTCTATCATATTTTAATTGAGGGTTCTCATACCAACATATCGTATCGATATCATATATTGTTTTTTTAGAATATTCTAAAACCCACTTAATTGCTTGTTTGGGAAATGAATTATCATGCTTAATGCCTGATAATTTTTCTTCTTCTATTGCTGCTATTACTTTACCATTTTCAAATAAACAAACTGCTGAATCGTGATAAAATGCGGAAATACCTAATGAAACCATAATTTTAAATTTTTATATCGCCTTCTCTATCAAATTCATTATAAAGTGCCATTTGTTTTTCTTTCATCTTATTAACAACTTTAGTAATGTAATGTGTGGGGAAGCCTGTCATTTCTCTAATAAGTAGGTATAGCGATTTTTTATTGAAACTTTCTATATAATTTGCTCTACGAAATAATTCTAATACAGCATCCGCTATTTGTATGTCTCTCTTTTTCTGAAAAAAGTTTTCTAAATGAGTATCCCAATATTCTAACATTCTATCATTAAATGTTCGGTGTTCCTCATTACGAACTTCTTCTGCCCAATTATTTTCGGTATCCCAATTATCTGGTAAAGATGACATTACATCGGTATCTTTATATCTTTTGTAATTTGAGTTGTTGTTTAGTATAAGATAGTTTCTAGCAACAATAGTAAAATAAGAAAATGCCTTTCCTTTACCTTCTTGATACATATGAATCTTCTCAATCATAAAGGCAACAACTTCCGCCATCACATCTTGTGGGTCATCATCAAAATAACTAAACTTCCATTTGTTATAAACTATCTCTGCGAGTTTTTCGAAAGAATGTTGTATTCTATCTTTATATAATCTATTCTTTATACGCTGGTCATCGGTTTTATTATATTCGATGATAGCATCTTCAGTATCTTTTGTAAAATAAATTCTGGGTACTCTTTTTCTTGGCATTTTTAGAATTGTTTGAATTGATTGATGATATCCTTTATTTGTAAAAATAAAGAACCTACTTCATCATCCTTCTCAAACATCTGCTTAGAATCTATTCTACGCAAAGTCTCCAGTAATGTTTGGTTATTTAGTTCTTGCTGGTCTATAAAATCTTCATATTTTTCTACTTTAGATAATAAGTTATATACCGCATATAATAAAGCGATTAACATAAAGACAAATATTAAAATTACATATTCCATATTATACTACTTCATATCCTTTTAAAAAATAATTGTTTGCTTTTTTGTATTTAACTTCAACTAACTCTCCATCGGGAGCTTTCATAACAATCTTATCATTTCTACCATACGATTGTTTCTTAACAACAGTTGTTGAATATACTCTATCTTTAATGGTAATACCATCTAAGTGGTCAATTTCGTGCTGAACTATAACTGTTTTCATAGTATCTTCGGAAACTTGCCCATCTGATTTTCTATCTTCTTCTGGATTAATTTCAAATCTTAATTCACCTAAATTATCAGTTTGTACAACAACGTAGGTAGCACGTATAGTTCTTACAGGCTTTTTAATTGTATCAGGAATTGATAAGCAACCTTCATAAAATATAAAGCCTTCATTAGAACGTTCTGTAATAACAGGGTTTAATAGGAATAGTTCAACATCGTTAAATTTAATAACACATGCTCTTTTATTTACGCCGATTTGGTTTGCAGATAATCCTACCCCACCCATTCCTTTGAGTGCTGCAAATAGTGTATCTCTTAATACATCTACCTCTAATTGATTTAGCTCAGATTTTTCAACTGGATTTTTTAAATATTTGATAAAATCGGAATTCGTTATTCCGTTTGATTTTTTATCTGTAATTAATTTCATATAATTTATTTTTATCTTTTTAACCCGTATTTTATATATTGATACCAAAATCTTTCATGTAAAAAGTAAATAATTGGTTTAAACAATAGTTCACCCAACCCAACCATTCCTGCCCATTTTATAGGTAATCCGGCGGCCATAGTAAGAACAATTGTAGTTATAGTTCCTATAAATCGATAACTAATACTTTTTGCTATATGTCTTTTAACTAACGGCATTTATATTAATGTTTTATTGTTTTTTTTATTTATATTAAAAAATATTACCAAACTGAATCTCTCTCCTTTTGTAACAGGTAAAACTCTATGAGAAACTTTATTATTTGATATTATAGATAAGTTTATTTTTGGTTTTATTTTAATTCTTTCTTTAGCAATGTATTCATATTCACCACCGGAAAAATTTTCGTTTAGGTATAATAAAAAGGTTAAATCAGAATTATCTTTGTGAAACTCATCATTTTTATTTGATTCACTATCTACTTTGTTAATCCATATTGCTAAACACTCTATTTTATCTTCATTTATAATAGTTTTTAAATATTCAATTATTTTTTGAACTATATCAATAGTTTCAGAATTTTCGTTATTAAGAGGTTGTCTATTATAATAATTATTTTTAATATTTTCATCTTTTTTAACAAAATTATCACATTTGTTTTTTAAAAAGATTAATTCTTTTTCACTTAATAAATTAAAATTTTCATTAATCCAAATCATATAATTTGATTTTACAATTAATTTTTACTACCATCAGAGTTTATCTGACCATTTCTAATTTTAGTTCCGCTGATTTCAGCGATTTCATTTGGTGGTTCGTGGTATATTACTTCATATCCAACTCCTCTTCCATAATTTACTGATTCAATATCTGGAATAATTGATACAAATAATTTATCCCAATTGTTTTGAAAAAATGGTTCGTTTTGTAACATAGTTAAAACTTCCTGAGCTGATTTAGGATTGTTCTCATCTTTTAGAACATCTCTAATTGCAACCCATACATTTTTTCCTTTATCCATTTGTTGGCGGATTAACCATTCGTGTCCTTTGTGCCAATTCTGCCATCTGCCTATGAACAATGCGTATTTTTTCATAATTAATTTTTTTCTATAAGTGATTCAATTAAAACCCATCCAAAAAACATAATACCAATTGGTAAATTAACGGAATATCCAAATGATACTGCTAATCCCAATCCTATTACTAATTTCATAGCTTTTAATCCATCTTTTATGGTTCTTTTATACCAATAATCGAAATAATTTTTCATTTATACTTTTTTTAAATAAGGTAATATAGCTAACTCTTTACCTTTAGCTTCTACCATAACATCTATATCTAATCCGTATGTATTTGGTAGTTGATTAATGTATAATGAGTGAGCCTGTGGTTTTTCTTTTGGATTATTTTCGTGCAATGCTTTTGATTCCGAATAATGAACCTCTTGTCTGATATCTATCGGCCAAGTGCTTGCTGCAAGTTTGAGTGCTTGTTCTTCGGATAAATCGCCTGTACAAAACTGATGGTGGTGGTAATCAAATACAATCGGAATATTGGTTTGATTATGAATATACATCAAATCTTTTACAGAGTACATAGAAGCCTTATCATCATTCTCTATTGTAAGTCGATTTTGAACCGATTTAGAGCATCTTTTAAAGTTGGTGATAAATCTATCCATCGCACTCTTTTTATCTCCGTAAACACCATTACAATGGATATTAATGTTATTGTAGGGGGTTTTAGATAACTCCATCATATCGAATATCTTACCATGTAGTTCTAAATCTGCAATAGAGTTAGTAATAACGGATTCATTAGGTGAAGTTAGAACACAAAATGGACCAGGATGTGAATTAATACGCATATTGTGATATTTTGCAAAATCACCCGCTTTTTTAAGTTCTGATTTGATTTGTTTGTAATCTTTCAGTTGAGTTAAATCAATGTGGTCACCCCAAGGAATAATTGCGGAAGATAAACGGAAAAAATTGATACCATTTAAACGATTCCATTCTAAAATTTTGATTATATCAGCTGCATTTTGAAGTGCAATCTCAGAAACATAATCCAATCCTTTAGTTTCAAAAGTTTTCTTAATCATAGCACGATTGGTACTAACTTTTTTACCCATACTCATATTAATACATGCGTAACCTAAATTCATATTTAAAGTTTATCAATTATATCCAAATATAAACAAAAAATATCAAAAAACCAAATAAATTAATATGTTTTTGTGTTTTCTATCCTATCTCTCTCTTCTTTGGCGTATCTATCAGCTTCTCTACGAGAACCACCCTTATTTGTAATCCAATAATTAACGGCTTTCGGGTTGTTTATCCATAAACTACGATTATTCCACGGAAATTCTGGATGCATGAACTCCTCCCACTTTAACTCCGGTAATTCAGTTGATACTGACTCCGTGTTTTCTACTAAATTGTTGATTTTTTCTTCTTTTGGAGAATTTTTTCCACTATTTTCGGTATTTTCTGAAATATTTTCTACCATATCTTCTTTTTTATCACCATAAACTTCGTATAATCCCAATTTTGATTCATTTTGCATTATTTGTTTTAAAATTTCTTTTTGTTTTCTTTTTTTATCAGAAATAAGTCCATTAAATGCAATGATTAGAGCAACTGCAAGTGGGTCAAACACTAAAACTATCAAAAATATGAAAAATTTCACTACTTGAGCTAATTCTACGTTAAATGCCTGAGCAACAAAACGAAATCCACCAACTTCTTTTTCAATATCAATGTTTGCGTTCTTAATTTCATTGATTTTTTCGTAATTTTTGTTATTTTCTTCGGTCAAGGTATTGATTTTTGCTGAAATTTTAGTAATTTCACCATCTGCATTACGAACCATTTGTGAAAGACGTGATGTAGACCCATTTCTTTCAACAACTTTTGAAATATTAGCCTCTTGTGAGTTACGAATATTTTGTTGATTCGTTAATTGAGTTGTATAACGAGCAATTTCACTCTCATTTTGCTTAATTTTTGTATCAAAAACTGAAATTTCTCTCTCAATCCGCATTAACTCAATGTTTTGTTGTTGAAATGCGTTTGAAAGGTATCCAAAAATACCTGCTGAAGTAATTAACATAAGAACACCAACTGAAATCGTTATATACCACTTATTAAAACCACTAATTTCATCCCATTTTTGCTTTAAATAAGTTGCAGCAACTAACTTTGCGAGTTCTAATGCGGAAGCCATTATCATTACCGATAAAGAAGCACCTGCAAATAGTACACCTAACCCTGTCACGGAGAAATAGGCTGCACATCCTGCAATAATTAGTGCAGATAAACCCACTAAAATCTTAAGCCAATTCATTATCTTTCTATACTGATTAGTTCTGAAATTCTTTCTGTTATTTTTCTAGCATCGCTTATAACGGAACTTACTTCGTTTGGTTCTAAACGTTGAACACCTTTAGCTACATTTTCAATAACCTTTAATTTTACATCTAAAGATTCCAATAATGTTTGTATTTTATCTTTATATTTCATAATAATAAGTATTTTTAAATAAAAAAAGGTGGTAAGCTAACCTACCACCTTACAAATATACACAAAAAAACCAAATTAACCAACTTTTATAGAAACTTTTTTGGGTTTAGATTCTTCCCTTCTTTCTACAACCAATGTTAGAATACCATTTTTGAATTCTGCTTTAGCACTTCTACCATCCAAATCTTTACCTAATGTAATTCTTTCATCGATATTAGCTACTAATTCATCAAATGGTGTTTTCTCTTCTTTAGTTTCTTTTTTTGCTTT